TTCTTGATATCTTTTTTATACCATTAGGTGTCTGTATGTCAATATCAAATTTAGTATTAGGTGTAGTGGGGTCTACAAACATTTCTTTTACCCACTGTGAACCTATATTTCCTGGATTGCCTGTGGCTCTCATATAAACAGGAATATCAGGGTCTACACTTCTTAATGATGAACGTAAAAAATTATAGATATCTTGTGTAGGATATTGAGGTAATTCATCAATACCAATCCATGTATATGACTGTCCTTGATATCTTAATACGTCTGTTAAATTTTCTGCGTAACCAAATTCTATTCTAGCACCTGAAGGAAACTTCCATTCTTTTTCTTGCTCTCTCCATTTAGAACCGGGATATGCTTTAGGATATAGTTGTTGTGAATGATTTATTAAATCTCTTAACTCAGGCATTGTACGTCTAATTAATAATGCTCTGTGTTTTTGTTTATCACAATAACGAAGTGGGTCAACTAACATGGCATAAGATTTACCACCGCCTCTTGCTCCACCATAAAAAACTTCTCTTTCTGATGCCGCTAAAAATTCTGTTTGAGGGCCATCATTAGGTTCAAAGATTATTTCTTTTTCTTTGATTGCATTTCTAATACTAGGAGTTGTGTCTTCTATCTTATCTTCTTCTATAAGATTCTTTTCTCCAGTAAAAACTTTATCTATTTCTTTTAAACTATTTTTGGTAGCCCAATAATTCTTTTGTGCTTTTACTAATTCTTTTTTCTTATCGGATAATTTTTCTTGTGCAGATTTTTTAGCTTTCTTTTCTTTAATAGTTAATGTTTTATTTAAATCACTAACTCTTCTTCTGCCAGTATTTTTAGGTTTAGGTTCGTCTACCACCCTTTATTAATTTTCCTTTTTAATACTTCCCTTAATCCCATGCCAGTAATTTTTCTACCTGAATGATGAGATAGCCATTCTGCAGTTTCTCTATAACTACAATGATTCTCAATAAACTTTTTTGCTTTACTGAGTAATTCCATTTCTTCAGTAACTTCAATTAACAGTTTATCGTTTTCTTCTGATACCTCGTAACCAAAAGGAATAAGTCTAGATACTCTTCTTCTAGTTATTCTTAGGGGGGAGGATGAAGATTCCGTGGGCGACTTTTGCGTTAACATCTATCTTTTCCTTTTTAACTAATCCTATTCTATCTAAAACTTGTTTAGCTGCTTCTAATCTTACATTAGCACCAGGAGTTGTACTCTCTTCTAAACCCATAGTATTTATTACCTGCATACTAGCTTTGGGGGCAAAGGCTGCTAAGACTTGTTCTGCTCTATCTATTATTTCTTCTTTTAATGCTTTGAGAGGAGTAGTGTAATGTGAATATCCTGCAATCTCTCCTGCCATCTTTGGGTCTCCATTAGCTTCTCCAAACAATGCATCTAAAAAATCTTTTTGTTTATCAGTTAAGTCTACTGATTTATTATCACTAGGAACTAACATTGCGTACCTTTTGTAAATGTTTTTCTGTTCTTTCTTGTAGCCATTCGGGAGATTTTCTAATTCCTATTTGATTCTCAATTTGTCTTTCTCTCATACCTTGCCTAGCATTCTGAATCATTTGGTCTCTACCTTTATGTTCTACTCTTTCTATAAATCCTAGTCTTGGTGCAACAATAATTTGTTCAATATTTTTGTTCTTTAATAACTTTTCTCTTTCAGAAAAAGATAAAATTTCTTCCCATACTTTTCCTGTCTTTTTATTTTTAAAAGAATATAAAGGCATTATCTTCCTTGCCCCCTATACTTTTTATAAGAACGTCTTTTATGTTTATTCATTGTACTAAATCCTATCTTACCTCTACCTATCGTAGTTCTTTTTGGTATAGATACAATATTATTAACAACAGTTTGTTTTCTTGGCATTATTTAATAGTAAAATATTTTCTTTGGTATTTATTTAATTCTGGGATTGTAGTAATCTCTGTATCATTTTCGCATAATTTTTTATATATACTTTTGTTATTTATCCAACCCCTACCATTCCAAAACTCAAATCCATCAAACCTAGATTTATAAACACTTGTTTTTTCATAGCCGTAAGATAAGTAATACTTCTTGCATTTATTTTTTATAGACCAGTCTATCTCGTACAAAGTTGCATATGTTCCCATTCCTAATTTTGGATTTTTATAATCCCAAGCAAACTGGCCTGTTAGAACGTGTTTGCTATTAAATACTTTTAACTCTGTAAATGCAACTGGTTTATCTTTATAATAATAAATAAAGTATTTCCAATCAATGTAATCTTCTTTTTCAAAGACTTCGCTTTCTTCTTCAAAATCTTTTTCGTGAAACTTTTTATATTGAATATATTTTTTATAAATATCAGAAACAATACTAAATAATGAATCATCTAATTTATTATAAATTTCTACTCTTATATCTTTCTTTCTTAATATCTTTCTTTGTTTCTTACTAAATGTAAACTTATTAAGTAGTAGCCTAGTGTTCCTAGAATTAATCCAAGTTAGGCCATCTAGTTTAGTATAGTACCAAGATAGAGGAATCCATCCTTCTTCAAATGCTTGGCAGTATTCTTTTTGTTCAAATTTAGCTAGTGCTAAAGAATAAATAAAATCGTAGTTAGTTAGCTTTCCTGTAATATGGTCAAAAAATAATTTCAAAGATGACCTTTACCGCTATCGTAACTAGACCCTCCTTCTTTTAAAAATTCAGTCATATAAGAATCATCTGTAGTTTCTGTCTCTCTTGTATTTTCTACAGTGTATACTGTTTGGTCTATCTTATATCCTGGATTTTGTTTTAGTCTATTAGAGATATAGGCATCATCCATCCATACTATTCTGTTATTGGGGTAAATAAAGAAATTACCATCATCCATTTTGAACACATGTCCACACTTATGTTCAGGGTCTTCAGAAAAGTTTGTATCTGTCATCCCTGCTTTATTTTCCCAAGCCCAGTCTAGAGTAAACATGTATGTTCCTCTTCTCCAAACTCCTTTGTAGTCTATTAAGTCTGCTCTACAATTAGCTAGTCTGTTTCTTCTTTGTACATCTACGTAAGGAGAAAAACAATCCCAATACATATGTATATTTAATTTATGTACAGGTGCATCTTTCTTCCAACAGAATGCATGTATAGGTCTTCTAGTCCAGTTTACTCCATTCTCTAGTAGAGCCTCGAATAATGGAACTCTTCTTTCTAGACTTGCTACGCTATGAACATCACAGACGCTAAACTCTTTATGACCTTTCTCATGGTCGTACATATACTCATCTCTAATATAACAATTAAATGTAGGTAGATTATGATTTAGAAATGCCACTATGTTTCTTTCTTAAACTTTCTTTTCCTTTTTTAAATATATTTACAACTTGGGTTTTACCCATAACTTTTGCTCGTTGTTCTGCTACAGTAAGGATTTGAATCTTCCTAGCATACGTCTTATTAATCTTACGGACCTTAGCCACAGTATTCTTTGCATCCGTTGTTGTTGCAAATTTAATACTAACTGTATCTCTAGGATTCTCATCTGTATATAATCTTCTTCCTGAACCTTTAGGTTTTTTGCCTGTACCTTTTTTGGGGTCAGACATTATCTCTATTATTTTCTATAATCTCTACGATTTCTGTATTTGGAACTGATTTGTAAATATTACCCTTTGGACTTACGGCCTTTAACATGTCGTTGAGACTTAGGAGGACTTTTTTTGCTACCCCCTGAACCAGACCAAAGAACTTTATTAGCCCAATAAGCGGCACTTGTAGGACCTTTTGCAATATTTTTACCATGCCTTGCTTTAAATGACTTCCTAGCTTCTGGGGAATAGTTGTGGCCCATAGAAGCATCACCGAACCGAATAAGCCTTGGCTTGCCGTTTTCGAGTATACCGACTTTACCTTTCTTGCCACCCTCAGTGGACCGAACTGCTTTATTGAATCTAGAAAGACCATGCTTTTTAAGAAACTTTTTTCTTTTTTCTGTTTCGCTTAGTGCCATTTTTGGGTTTTACCTTACCTACTGCTATCATAATAACAGTTTTAGACTTGGGTTTCTTTTTCTTAGTTCCGTATGCCATTACGCTTTATTCATTGCCTTCTGAATAGCCATACCCCTAGTCTTTTCATAAGATGATAACTTACCATCTTTATCTAGGTCGGCTTTTTTCATATTAATACCTGTGTCGGCTGTCCGACTATTACGATTATCGGACATGCCATTAAATTTTTTATCTTTTGGACTTCTTAGATTCATTTTACGAACCAATATACTATTACTACTGCTGCAATAATAATACCTACTTTAACATTTCTGTTAAGTTTACTCCATATATTCCATACTTTATCAATCATGATACCCTCCTGTATGCTCTAGTCTTTTTCGCTATCCTTTTTGGTTGTTTTGCGAACTGTTTTCCCTCTTTTGTCGCTTTTCTTTTTGCTCTTGTTGTCGCTGCGTACTCCTGTGGGGTCAAATTCTTTATCGCTGCCGAGGGTAAGTACCTCTCCCCAGTCTTGGAAGACGGCTTTCCAGACTTCGTTCTCCATTTTTGCTTTCCCCATGATTTAAGGCTTCTTTGAGATTTTTTTAATGCCATTATTACTTCAGCTATCTCTATTTATAGCCCCCTCCTGCCTTCTTATAAGCCACAGCTAACATTTGTGCCTTCCTCGCACTCCACTGTCCAGGATTACCACCTTTTCCACCTGCTTTTATCCTATTAAATAGGTTTTTTCGCATAGTGGGCTTGGTATAATTACCTGCTTTGTTAACTGTTGACTTCTTTTTTGACATTATATCCTTATTTTATTAGGTTATAGGCTGTTCGTGATGCCCTCTGTGTTACCTTGAATGTGTGTGATGGTGTGTGGCCTTTGAAATCAGCCTACTATTATATAGTATACACCTAAATAGAGCATCTGTCAAGAATAATATGTTTTTTTTTATTTTTTTATTGACAGAATCGTCAGGGGGGTGTATAATAGATATTATATATATCCCCTCCCACCCCATATATAACATATGTTAAACATATGCTCCGCACATATACGGCAAATATTGTACACATGTGGGGCAAGTGTGCTTTCAAACCTTATCCCAATATTTTAGCTCTTCAGCATATACATAAGGGACACATAGCCCCCCTGCCACATGCATACCCCACACATATGAAACACATATCCCACACATAACTCACATATGTTAGATATATATTAGTCCACAATATGAAACATATATTCAATATGTGGTTTCTAGGTCTATGACATGTAGCTAACACGTGTAAATCTGTCTATATACTTTACACAGCCCCACACATACCAAACACATATTAAATCCCCCCCTACACATAACCCTTATTTACTGAATACATGTGGGGCCAATCCCTTTACATTTGTTTACGATTTATATTTGACAGATTCAGATATCAATGATACATGTAATACATGTTAAAAAGAAAGGATGTTAATATGCTTAGATTCAGTACATATATGGGATATGACATAACCATAGATGACAATAACGGCAACGGGGTTATAGGCAAGGCGGAACACCCCCAAAAAGATATCTTAATTAAGACTAGATATTTTGACCATACAAAAAGATATATTATGGATGATATCAAGGACCAAATAAGATACATGGAAAGGATTAAGGATTAAATGATTAGTTGGAATAAATCTGAATATCATATGACTGATAAAGAAATATGTCTATATTATTGTCAAATATGGGATAATGTAAAACATATGAAAGATTTTGTTTTGAGTTTAAGAAAAAGATATCAAAATGAAATTGAATGGCACAGATTACAAATAAAAGAAAGGAATAATAATAATGATTAGTAGTTATACAAGAAGATTTTTGTTTAATACTAAAATTCGTAAAGGGGAGGAAGCTTGGCATTTAAAAAATATGTCATTTGAACTTACTGACGAACAAGAAGCATTAAGACAATTAAATGGTCTTATAGAAACTATAGCTACAGGTAATAATAGTTATACAATAGATTCTTTTGTCTGTGATGTTAAAGAATCTATCAAGGAGGTAAATAATAATGTTTAATACTAATATTGTAAGAAAATGGAACTATGGGAATTATTCAAATGACAATTACGGCTCACATAGTATGGCTTTTACTGATAATTTTAGTAATAGCTATTATTTTAGTTATGATACATTAGTTGCCTTTTATGATGATGAGGGTCTATGTATTAGAGAAAATATATGGGGACCAACCACAGGAAAGCATTTGAATTGGATTAATAAAGATAAATATATAAGGGTTGATTCAAAGACTTTTCAGGATAGGCTACAAAGATTAAGAGATAAATATGAAAAGAAAGACTAAAGAATATTTGATTATATTTGCGTTTTTATCTGTGCCAATATCATACACATTGTTAATATTTGTTTATATGAAGTTTTATCAATGAATAACCTTAAATTTAATATATTAATGGCTTGTATGATTATTATCACGTTCATTTATACATTAATCACAGTTTAAGACACATAATAAATATTTAGGGGGCTATCCTTAGGGGTGGCCCTTTTTTTATGGTGTGTGCACTATTTCTTTATCGAAAATTTGACAATTAATAATTAAATAATATTATTTTTTTATGTTTAACATTAAAAACAAATCTAGTAAACAAGGGGAGTTATTATTCATTGATAATCATCAGAATAATTTAAATTCTTTGTTTAATAGTGTGGTCAATAGCCAATCGGTAAAAACCATTAATATTGTATATGAAACATCTGATTATTCTATATTTGCAAAAGTTGACGGAAACAGAATAATTGATAAAACTAGTGCGGATATTAGCAGGATAAAAAATATATCTGAATCCATAGAACAAATAGGACAGTTTGCCCCTATCGTAGTTGAGTGGGATGACGAACTAGGTAAATTTGCTATTTTGGATGGTCAAACTAGATATGAGGCTCAAATTAGAGCAGATAGTCCTGTAAAATTTATTATTGTGGATTATATTGGTGATGATGCAACAAGGATAGACACTATCCGAAGTGTTAATAAGCATCAAAAGAATTGGATTCCGAAAGATACAGGCCATTCATTTTCTAGATGTAATAAACATGGGAATCAATTAGCTTACATAAAATATAAAGAATTTTTAGATATGGGATTATCTCATTCTGTTATTCTTAGGATGGTGGCTGAGTTTGGTAATGAGAAAGGCATAAAAAGTAAATTCTATGATGGGTTATTACCTTTAGATGAAGCTGTTTATGATAAGATAAATTCTCTTTTAAAAATGTTTAAAAATTCTGCTATGCCCGAAAAAGTATGGAATAAAGAATATTTTTGGAGAGCGTGGTTTAGTATTAGAAGGGCTAGTGTTGGCTTTAGTGCTTATAAATTCTTCCAACAATATAAAAAATACTCAAATCTATTTGGTGATAACTATTATGAAACTGATAATTTAAATGGAATCATAAGAGTTTATAATCATAACTTAAAATCTAAAAAAGACAGATTAAATTATAATGAAATTTGTTTTAAATCATCTGATAAATAAGATATAAAAGTTAGGGGGGATTGCCCTTTGCTAGTCATGGTGTCTGTAATCCCCCTTATCCCCTTGAAATTACCCCACATATAATATAAAATAACTTTAATGATTATTTGGTTTTTAAGAAATTGCAAAGTTTATTTTCTCAATTTGATTCAATTTTCCCCTCCATTAGTGGTAATTTCTGATTTTCCCCATATAATTATAATTAGGTGTTGGGGGGTTGTTATTCTTCCTCCTTTTCTTTTTTCATACTTCCCCCAATACCACATAAAAAATTTGACATCTTAATAAATTTTCCCTAAAATATTTTTATAAACAATCTAACATATGTTAGAAGAAAGAGAGTATAACATGGCAAAAACCATAGTTATTGAGGAAGAACAGAACAAAGAACAAGTTGATGAAAAACTGTTTAACCTCATAGAGAATAATATAGTTGAAATAAGGAATAGTGAAAATAGTAATACTACTATTCAGTTAATTGACTATGTATCTAAAAATGTATTCCCTAAATACAAAGATAGCAAAGACAAAGAAAAAGAACTAAGAGGTGTTAGAAAATATCTTTTAGCTGTCTATCCTTTTGATGATTCAATCGGAGTATCGAGAGGTGCTTATGATATGATGAATCAAAGAGTATCTAAGGGTGGTCAATTAGTATTTAAGAAAAAGATTACTATTAATAAAGATAAGCTAATTGATAAAAAGGGTGATAGGATTGTCATCTCTAAGATAGATGATTTACATAATAAATTCATTGATAAAAAACCTAAGATTGAGGTTGTTGATGAACCTATGGCTATGCCCCAAAATGATGAAGATTATGTCCCTAATTCTGATTTTAATGAGATATCAGAATCTTATCAAAGAGCGGACATATTAATTGAATCATTTAATGCTATGTTAAATTTGACAGATAGTGATATGTCAGATATTCTAAATGAACATGATTTACAAACATTCGTCAAGGAG